TGATGTTAGCCAGTACAAAAAACAATCTTAACGTACAATATTTTCCGTTTCCCAAACGGAGCCCTTCATGATCACCAAACAACTTTACCGGAGAAAGGACAAGAACGCGGTTCACCGTATCCTGCTGTCTGATATTCGCGAATACCTGCTCGAACAGGGGCATCTGAATTACGCAACCGTCGCAGCCGAAACACGCAAGGAGGCACACAGAATGAAAGCAAGCAAACCAGATGTTGTCGTTACAAAGCCTTTGACAGCAACCACACCAGCAACGGCCATGGATGCTATCCCCAACACCGGAGACACAATCGACAGCCAGACGCTGTTAAAGATGGTCAATGAAGCGCGGAAATTATGTAGCGAAAAACCAGTTCGCAATAATGATTTTATTGCCAGAGTTAAGGATGAACTGGATGGTGAGTACTACGAAATTTTCGTAGTGCAAAAATTAAACAACACAACATCTGAAACTATCTCCATGACCTACAAACAAGCCCTGAGAGTTGCCGCGCGCGAGTCAAAAGCGGTCCGCCGTTCGCTGATCGACAAACTGGAGGAATTGCAGCAGGCTAGCACTGCTTCTCCAGTGATTCCCCAAACACTCCCCGAAGCTCTGCGCCTGGCTGCCGAGCTGGCTGAACAAAAGCAACTTCTGGAACAGAAAGCCCACCAGCTAAATCAGCAGCTGGTGGCCGCCGCCCCTAAAGTCGATTTTGCCGACCGGGTATCAGGGGCCAAGGGGATCCTGATTGGAAATTTTGCAAAGGTTGTTGGGCTTAAGCAAAACGCGTTGTTTGCCTGGTTACGGGAGAACGGCATCCTGATTGCGTCCGGCGGACGTAAAAATGTACCGTTTCAGCAGTACATAAACGCCGGATATTTCACAGTGAAAGAAGTGGTGCTGGATGATGAAGATGGCTATCAGATACGGCTGACGCCTCAATTAACGGGGAAAGGCCAACAGTGGTTGACGCGTAAACTGCTCGATGCTGGCTTGTTAAAACCGGTGGCGGCTGAATGATTAAAAAAGGCGGCCTTTCGGCCGCCAATGATGTCACGGAGTCTATAATGGCAATGTCTTCGTAGTTGACTAAAGCCATAACTCAATTATGGCAATTAATTATAACAATAGTGGCTATTTTATTTATCGCGAATCACATTTTTTCTCTTCAGTACCTGTGTGCTATACTCCTTCTTGATTGATTGGATGCGGAATACAACCCCGCTCTTTTGTGCAGCCTGGCTCCTTGCCAGGCTTTTTTTTATTTCATCATGGAAGCTGTTAACGCTTTGGATCTTGCTGAACTGATTGAAAGGGCATTGTTTACCTTACCCAGGAGTTCGCCAAATTCCGCCATCACTCTAGTAAGCCCGCGCCGTGCTTCCTCCTCCGTTGCATTCATCACAAAATGTTCAGCACTCCGCATGCTTTTAACGGGGAACGCAACAGATATCGAGTCGATATCAGGCATCCTATCGCTCAACTTTACGGTGACAATGACAGATGGTGACTGAATTTGAGAGCTTACAGACAGCACCACATATTTTCCGTCTATTTTGAAATCCTTCCGCATGTGTCACCATAAATATCAAATGATTAGAGCAATCAAGCGCAAATGAACGGCTAATCGCCATCTTCCAGCAGGCGCACCATTGCCCCCGTTTCACTATCCAGGTTACGAATGTAGTTCATGACAATATTTACGTTGGTCCAGCCACCAGCTTGCATGATCTCCGGTATTGAAACTCCGGCGCGGGCCATATCTCGCGCGGCACCGACACGGGCACTATGTCCAGACCAGGCCAGGTATCGCTGACCAGAGTCATCTTTTGCCCCGTAAATCAATCGGTGAGTTGCTTCAAAAATCCCTTCCAGGGCGCGAGTTGATAGCTGGCTGGTGGATGATGGCGCGGCAACACCATTTTTTCTGACGCGGCAAAACAGGTAGTTATTCGGATCATCAGCTACACCAGAGACAGAAATCCATCGCTCAACCAGTTTAGTTACCCCGAGGCTAAGTGCCTTCTCTACACCAGCGGTGCTAATCAGCGTTTTCGTTCTGCCAATATGGATTAACATTCTCCCACCGTCAGTACGTGAGATATCTTTAACCCTGATCCTGGAAATTTCGGCTATACGTAACAGGGTGTTATAAGCAATCCCCAGAAATGCCAGATTACGTATATCCTGGCAGCGATCGCTATTTTCCATGAGTGAACGAACCTGGTCGAAATCAGTGCGTTCGAACGCCAGCGCCTGTTTTGCACGCTCACCGGCATCAACGTTTTCTTTTCGGATCCGTCGCATGACCAGTGAAACAGCATTGCTGTCACTTGGTCGTGGCAGCCCGGACCGACGATGAAGCATGTTTAGCTGGCCCAAATGTTGCTGGATAGTTTTTACTGCCAGACCACGCGCCTGAAGATATAGAAGGTAATCGCGAACATCTTCAGGTTCTGCGGGAAACCATTTCCGGTTATTCAACTTGCACCATGCCGCCCACGACCGGCAAACGGACAGAAGCATTTTCCAGGTATGCTCAGAAAACGCCTGGCGATCCCTGAACATGTCCATCAGGTTCTTGCGAACCTCATCACTCGTTGCATCGACCGGCAATGCAGGCAAATTTTGGTGAACGGTTAACGAATTAGTCATTTATTATGCGTAATTTTAACAGTTAAGCCTTGTTCATGAAGTATCTCATCAATAATTCGAATCACATCCCCTGGTAGATCATCGTTCTCGAAATATCTGTGATCGGGGATTTCTACAGTGATTGGGGTTGCTGCTTTATGCAAAATCCGAACAATCTTTTTTTCTTTTTTGCATGTTGCATATTCAGCCTCTTCGATATCTATCCAGCTCGCACCATCAAATTGCTGGTAAACCCGAGTGTATAGTAAGCGGTTTCGCTTTACTTCTTCTGCTAACTCCCAAATTGCAACAGCCATAGCACGTTCATTTTCATTCGTTCCAGGGTTAGCAGCTTTTTGTTTTGCGTCGTTCAGTAAGGCGTTTACCTTGGCATCTGTCAGGCCATTAAACATTCATCACCTCATGATCAAGTTAAATTATTGTTTTCAGCAGAGTGTACAGGATTGGCTCTGCCTTTACCTGGTTATGGTTCTCGTCATAGAAACGCCAGCGACCGCGCGTGCGTTCTATTTTCTCTTCGCCGCGAGATAATGACAGTTGGTAACTATCACGCTCAAACCCTTTTGCCCGCCAGTAACCACGGTTTTTCTCAAGCTCAAGATGAGTGGACACTTTAGCAGCTGAATATCCCATTTTTCACCTCTGATTGATTGGTGGTGCTAAGTGCGCTACGCGAAATCTGGAGCACTAACACTGCCAACATTTCGCAGATTTTACGTAGCGCAACCTTGATCAAATGATCAAGTGATCACTATTTGACCTGATAAGGTATTGAACTGTATGGATTTACAGGTAAATTGATCATGTTCAATAACCCTTAAGATAACTTCGTATAATGTATGCTATACGAAGTTATCAGGTCCGAATAGGAGTTTACGTCCAGCTGCGCACAAAAATCAAGAATCATTAGAGCAATAAATTTTGAGAGAAAAATCCCACTCCACCAGCTAAAAACTGGATTGTTTTTCATAGTTGTTTGACAATTGCTCTAATAAATTATAGTTTTGCCGCCGTTACGTAATACGGCTTTGGATTCACTATTTAATGTGTCTTCAGCGTTGTAGAGCGGCTCAGAAGGAAATGAGCAAACAGGGAAACCTTATACAACGGCATTACAGCTATGCATTGCTCATCTTACACACAGCGCAATGTTGTTAGATTACCCCAGCATGGATCATGGGTGAAACAGTAGGTCAGAGCTTCAGGCTCTGTGTTGTCAATACAGTGAGGCATAATTATGGCTTTCATTCAACCAACCATCGACGACGTTAGACATTGCTCTAACGCTTTATCTGTAGACCCTGCCGAAACCGACGCTGCCCGCGCCATTGCTGAACACTACTCAAAGATATCCAATCAGGAGTACCGCATCACCCAAGACGACCTGGATGACCTCACTGACACAATCGAATATCTCATGGCAACTAACCAGTTAGACTCACAATAAATGCACTAATAAATCTATTATTTTTGTTTGATCCCTCTATAATATAGGTCAGTAATGACCGGTTTTCTCAGCCGGGCGTTATTGACCATGTCAATTCTGGAGGAGGATCAATGATAAATTATGTCTACGGCGAACAACTGTACCAGGAGTTCGTCAGCTTCAGGGATCTCTTTCTAAAAAAAGCTGTTGCACGCGCCCAACACGTTGATGCCGCCAGCGACGGTCGTCCTGTACGCCCGGTTGTCGTTCTGCCGTTCAAAGAAACGGACAGCATTCAGGCTGAAATTGATAAATGGACTTTAATGGCGCGGGAACTGGAACAGTACCCAGACCTAAATATCCCAAAGACTATTTTATATCCTGTGCCTAACATCCTTCGCGGTGTGCGTAAGGTTACGACCTATCAGACAGAAGCTGTAAACAGCGTCAACATGACCGCTGGCCGCATTATTCATCTGATTGATAAGGACATTCGCATCCAAAAAAGCGCGGGGTTCAATGAGCACAGTGCGAAATACATAGAGAACCTGGAAGCAACAAAAGAGCTAATGAAGCAGTACCCGGAGGATGAAAAATTCCGTATGCGCGTACACGGCTTTAGCGAAACAATGCTGCGCGTTCACTACATCTCCAGTAGTCCTAACTACAATAACGGTAAATCAGTTAGTTACCATGTGCCGCTGTGTGGCGTGTTTATCTGCGATGAAACTCTCCGTGATGGAATCATCATCAACGGTGAATTCGAGAAAGCAAAATTTAGCCTTTATGACTCCATAGAACCGATCATCTGCGACCGCTGGCCGCAGGCAAAAATATATCGCCTGGCAGATATTGAAAATGTAAAAAAACAAATTGCCATCACTCGCGAAGAGAAAAAGGTTAAGTCAGCCGCATCAGTTACGCGCAGCCGTAAAACTAAGAAGGGGCAGCCAGTAAACGACAACCCCGAAAGCGCGCAATAAATTATGCCCGGCATCAACCGGGCATTCTTCCATTATTCAGCCGCCACCGGTTTTAACAAGCCAGCATCGAGCAGCTTACGCGTCAACCACTGCTGGCCTTTCCCCGTTAATTGAGGCGTCAGCCGTATCTGGTAGCCATCTTCATCATCTAGCACCACTTCTTTCACAGTGAAATACCCGGCGTTGATGTACTGCTGGAATGGCACATTTTTACGTCCGCCGGACGCAATCAGGATGCCGTTCTCCCGTAACCAGGCAAACAGCGCGTTTTGCTTAAGTCCAACAACCTTTGCAAAATTTCCAATCAGGATCCCCTTAGCCACTGATACCCGGTCGGCAAAATCGACTTTGGGGGCTGCGGCCACCAGCTGCTGATTTAGCTGGTGGGCTTTCTGTTCCAGAAGTTGCTTTTGTTCAGCCAGTTCGGCAGCCAGGCGCAGAGCTTCGGGCAATGTTTGGGGGATCGCTGGAGAAGCAGCGCTAACCTGCTGCAACTCCTCCAGCTTGTCGATCAGCGAACGGCGGACCGCTTTTGACTCGCGCGCGGCGACTCGCAGGGCTTGTTTGAAAGTCATGGTGATAATGTCTATGTTTGCACCATTTTTGCGACCTACACTTTTTGTGTAGGTCTCACCTTCAAGCTCATCCACAACCTTCTCAATAAACTTATTATTTCTTACTAATGGTTCCCCACATAACTTACGCGCCTCATTAACCATCTTTAACAGCGTCTGGCTGTCGATTGTGTCTCCGGTGTTGGGGATAGCATCCATGACCGGTGCTGGTGTGGTTGCTGTCAAAGGCTTTGTAACGACAACATCTGGTTTGCTTGCTTTCATTCTGTGTGCCTCCTTGCGTGTTTCGGCTGCGACGGTTGCGTAATTCAGATGCCCCTGTTCGAGCAGGTATTCGCGGATATCAGACAACAGAATGCGGTGAACAGCGTTCTTGTCCTTTCTCCGGTAAAGTTGTTTGGTGATCATGAAGTAGTTGGCAATAACGCCCGGTATATCCCTGGTACTGATACAGGCAGTGTGCTGTTCAATTGCCTCGATCATCTCTTCACGGGTGACTAATGACGTTCTCATAGTCCCTCCTGAGCAGAAGTGTTAACAGGGAGGCACCAGTAACTGAGAGAATTGCGCGAATCAGTAGAAAAACGGGCGGAGAAAATACAGGGTGCATCAGGAAGCTGAGAGCGAGCCTCATCTTCTGTCGGTGCAATAACGAAGTGATAGTGACGTTTCTGGCAGGAGTAAAAGCGCCAGATAAATTCAGGATGAGTTGGGGTAGGGATAGTAGCCATAATGGCAGCCTCCTTTGACTAAGTTAAGGAGCTACCGCGTGAGGTTCCAATCTCAATGGCGGTAGCACTGACTGGGTTGGAACTACCGGCGTCAAAGGGAACCGGCCTGCCTTTCGGCAGCCCAGCCAGCACTACCATTGATCTCTGAGCTAAACGCTACGTATGGCCGTGCGATGGCATGACACAAAAAAAGACGCTTTTGGCGTCTGTGTCGCCTTTGACATTATCCGGGGTTCCAATCCCGGCACCCGTTTTACTGAGGTGCCTGATAAGCATAAACCGAAAATGCCTCAAGGCGCAAGAGGTCAGGTTCAATGTAACATCGGCAGTCAAAAAACACAATTTATTAGAGCAAGTTTTTACTCATTAAGCCATGCCAGAGCTTCATCAACCTGCGCTTCGTCTTCGACGCTAAGCACTTCATCTTGGGGAACATAGTTCGCCAACATAGCGAAACAATATGTATCCCAATGGTCCGGTGAGTGCAGGTTGAGTTTTTTCTTCATATCTTCCTTTGACATCACCTTCCATTGACCTGCGGAGTTAATCCCTACAGGGATTTTCGACGCTTCCTCAATAGTTTCATTACCCTTATCCAGTCTCATGCGACCAGATTTTACGGCCTCTGCGGCTTGAACGTTGGCATAAGCACGTTTATCAAAGTACAGGCTCTTATCTTCACGGCTATGCATCTTTTTACCCCAGCGTATACGCTGTACGGTAATACCATAATACTCGTACATCAGATCCGCCGTTGCTTTACCCAGGCCATCGCCGTCTATCGCTATGGTGATATTTGGGAATCGCTCAGGATTACATTCTGCGAAAATTTTGGCGGCAAGCTGCGTTTCTGTAACGTCTGTGTATTCCAGCATTCGATAGTTGATTACACGGCGTTTATTTCGCTGGCCGGACACCATCATGATATTGATAACGGACTTATCCCGTCCCGTACCACCAGCAACGTCCACACATGCAAGCCAGCCCCATCCTTTGGCAATCTTGACTTTCCGCCGCGTTGCACGTTCAACCTCATCACGTCCAAGAAGGAAGCCATCCTGTGATTTAGGGAATAGGCCGCGTACCTTAATCATGTACATAGGGTTATCACGCCCGCCGTACTCCGCCAGCTTCATTTTGATAAATGCTGGCGTTACCAACGGTGATTCCTCACTGTTAAGCGTGATCGCCGTATAAACGCCATCAGGGTTACCAGGACGCTTGGCCAGTTTATGGTGAGTATCGTAGAAATAGCCGCTTGGGCGTGTAGGCTGTGACAGTAATAAGATGCGGTTATCCTGTCCGGTAAGAGCACCAGTGATGATACCGAAAGCTCTATCACTGACACCGGAGGCTTCATCGATAATATACAGAAGATGATCTGCGTGTTCACCGGCGAGAGCTTCTTCACTTCCCAGACGAAAGCCCTTCGGTACTACAGTCCATACACCTTTACCAGTAACCTCATAGAAAGCGGTTTCTGTCAGAACAAAATAATCAGCAAGCCATGGAAAACGGCTGGTGGCAGTAGCCCAGTTTATCTTGATGTACTTGAATATACCGGTCATTACCTGCTGAATTTTGTTCGCAACGATAATGGCGCGGGCACCGGGATACATGATTATGAACAACATGATCATGATAGAAGTCATGTCTGATTTCCCGGTACCGTGACCAGACGAAACAGATGTCTTGCTACCCTGTTCCTGCACAGACTCAATAATCAGATCCTGCTGCCAGGTAGGTGTTTTGCCGAACAAAACATCAGCGGCAGCAATCCAGTCATAACGATATAGCGCCACCAGCTCGCGCCAACGTGGATCCGTTACGCAACTTCTGGCCATTAATCATCATCCCCGTATAGCTTGCGGGTAACTTCTTCGTCTTCCTCCTCGTCTTCGTCCAGGTCTTGTTCCAGCCATGGGTCGTTTGATACACCTTCAGTATCAACATCTCCATAACCGCCTGTATCAACGATATCGGCGATTTCTTCCCTACGCTGCTCAATCCACAATGCGGCATCGGCGCGGCGGTTGGCGGCCCGTTCTCGCGCAACTTTATCCAGATCTTCAAGAGAAGGGCCACCGACGGCTGTTTGCCTTTCCTCATCATCAGTATTGGTCTTAGGAGCACGCAGATCGGCTTTGATTTGCTCCAGCATCAGGGGCGGAACTTTCCCACCATGCGCCTCGATGAATTCAGCTGCTTCCAGCACTGACCAGTTATTTTCACGCTTTCGTTCGTATGCCAGCTTAACAATGCCAGCTTGCCCCATAGACAAAGCGTGCTTTTCCGCCTCCCGGCTTTCTTTTCGATAGTTATTCCGGATGCTGTAAATGGTGTTGATCAGGCTGCTTATCTGCGCGGAACAGCTGTTTAGCACTGAGAGATCCCCTCATAATTTCCCCAAAACGTAACCATGTGTGAATAGATTTTGAGTAAGCAGGGTTGCAGCCA